AATCTAAAAACCAAACAATATCTACATAAACTTTTTCATCAGTTATAGTATAAGTGTGATTAGCTCTATCCCATAATTTTCTAGCACGTTCTACATAATCTTTATTATTGGATTTACCCATAGTATCAACTCGTAGGACGTTAGCTGCTAGAGCTATTTCGTTGGAAGTGTTGGGAGTGAGTACGTAATCTTTATCCCTATTGAAACTCCAACCGACACTTTGTACTTCTCGATTTACGTTATCAAGAATTTGTATCGCTATAGATACATCGGTTGTAGTTGATGAAGTTATTGAGTTGACTGGTGTTTCACCAATCGCAGTCATCATAACATTGACTGCTTCTAGTTTTGTCGTTGCTGTTAATGCCATTTTTTATAATTAAAGTTAATCAAAAGGCGAGATTAAGTCTCCCGCTTCTCGCCTAATGATAATAAAACAACGTAATAAATTACGAAGTCTTAATTTCGAAAGCTGCGTCAGGACGTAGAACTCCGTGTCCCATAGCGTATTTCGCTACAAGTAAAGTTCCTTGTCTTCTAACGTCATATTCCATTTCAACAGAAAGGTCGAGTAATTTTACTGTTCCCACTGCTGATTTGTGCCAAGCTACTGCAACAGAATTTGTATAGTCGCCACCTAACGTTCCATCAGAACCATCTAATACTCCAGATGTAATATTACTACCTGATGGTAGATTATTAGTTTTAACTATATGTATTCCTGCTACTTTTAATACTTCGCCTTCTGCATAAGCACCTTTTCCACCCCAGTCTCTATTTATCACATTAGTCGTTTGAGCTAATTGATAATAAGCTGCTGGACTAACTGCGATATACCTGTCGTTTTCTGGTATATTTCTTTCGTCCATCATTTGGGCTGCTTTAAAGATAGTCGCTGCCGCTGAAGTTCCACTTGTTTCGAAATCTGCGTCAGTTATATCCGCACCCACTACTTGTGGGTCTGCTGCTGCACTGTTTGAAGCATTTATTAGTTGTTGATAAACGTGCTTGTCCATAACTTGAGCCAAAGCATTTCCACACTCTTTTGAGTATATGCTTCTAACATCGTAATGGTTCTTCGCTTCGTCTATCTTCGCAATAAATGTTGGAGCAATCAATAAACCTTGTATTGGAATTACTCTTTCATTATGCGTGATTGCAGTACCCGTGATTTCAGCCCCAGCAGTATGATATTCTGCTGTCGCTTTTCCCGTAACTGGGAATTGTGCTGACTGTCCGCTACTGATACTACGTACAACGTGCTTGTCTAATGTAGTTTGTGCATCTTCAAATGCAGTCAACACCTCACCAGCGAATACCTTTAAAAATAACGCTGTTGTTGAACCTGCACCTGCTGCTTGACCTAAATTTGATACTGTAGCATTTGCCATAGTTATCTCCTTTAATTTAGACTGTTATATGATTAACTTTATAAGTTCTATAAAAGTAGTATCAGTATTATCCTCCTCGAAGGGTAAAGTCTTATCTTTTACTTTTTTTAGGTGTAATCAATTAACCTAAATTCTATATAATAGTTGAACGAGCAAGTTTTTCTTCTACTTCTTTTCTAAACGCTGGGTCTTTCTCATATTTAGGATTAGACATATCAGCTTTAACTTGAGCCATACTTTCATAACGTATGCCAGTAGAAGCTGTTGCGTTTTCACCTGTCGTTAAATTTGGTTCTTTTGTATTAGATTGATACCTAGCCACCATACCTTTAATTGTATAAAGAGCTGTGTGGTTATCTCTTTCGATACCATCATTAAACATTTTAACTTCTTCAGGAGAAAGAGTATCTTTCACCCAAGAAATCATCTTTTCATAGTTTTCTTTTCCTCCAGCACTTTCATATGCTTCTTCTTCAAATTTTAATGAAACAGCTTTAATGCCTTCAATATAATTATCTACATATGATTTAGGTAATCCAGAGTTTTCAAGATTTTTATAAGTTTCATCACTTAACTTACCATTTTCTTCAAACTCTCCTTGTACTGCTGAAAAATCTATACCTTTTAAACCTTCTGGTTTTGCTTCTGCTTTAAGATCAGCAGGTTTAGATTCTTCTTTAGGAGTTCCTAACTTCTTTTCTAATTCTTGATAAGATTTAACTAATTCTTCTTGACTGTTAAATTTACCAAGTATCTTTTCTTTAGGAGTTTCTGGTTTTGTTTCTTCTACTTTCTTTTCAGTAGGTACGTTTTCCTCTCCTGTATTTACATCTAAAGTTTTTACAGCTTCAGATTTTTTAACCATAGAGTCAATATGCTCTTGGTTATCTTCTTGTCCTTCTACGGGTACTTGTATCGTATTATCCGTCATATTATCTATTCTCCTTAACTCTTTCTTTTTCTATTTCTTGTTCTCCCTTTACACTATCCCTTACCATACCCGCACCTTCTTTTGCTATTTGAGGAGCAACTTGAGCTTGTAATGCTTCTTGTTGAGCTGCTTGTTGTTCTGCTGCTAATTGTTCATCACTTTTAATTAGCCCTGCCATATCAACACCTAAACTTGTACCAATTCTTTTAATGTATTCACCTATATTTAAAGTCGACAAACCTGCATCTCCAAATGGAGCTATTTGTTGAACAAATGTATTTAATCTTTGTAAATCTGTACTTCTACCTAATGCTTCTAATCCTGTAACTATTTTAGGTCTTACCTGTCCTTTAGGTAATACTGGTAGTTTTTTCTTTTTCTCCATTTGAAACATTAATCTATTGATTAATGGTAATTGTAATTCTTGAGATAATAACGAGTAAAGACCACCTAAACTATCATCTAATTCTTGAGATACATATTCTATCTCTTTTGCTGTAACTCTTTCTGCATCTCTTTGAACAGAAGTATTCAACATAAAAGCAAACTGTAATCTATCTTGAATAAGTCTCATTGTTTGGAACGCAATATTAAAGTCAGCACCTTTATTCATTTGAAGTGTTGTTACATCTTCGGCATTTCCTTCTCGTATTGCACCATTAGGAGATTCAGATAAAGTTTTAAGTCTAGTTGTTCCATTAGGTTTAACTAAAAATAAAACTTTACTTGCTGCTGCTGAACCTTCTACAACAGCTCTATATAAACTTTCTAAAGAACGTAAGTCTCCAATATATTCTTCAATAAACCCTCTACCCCAATCTTCATTATCAATTGAAGTATATCTTAAAGGGATAAAAGGCGACTTATCTAAAGGGTAAGTCCCTTGACTATCAGGTAGGATTTTATCAACTACCTCTTGATGGACAAGCCACCTTTTATTATCACCAGATCGTCTAACATAAGTGTATATGTCAATCGTATCTTCATATGAAGAACGACTTTCTCCTTCCAGTAATTCTTTAATATCTTCTGAAGCTGAATTTGGACTTACTGTATCTTTAGTTATAATTTCTAAAACATTTCCTAACGCATCTCTTTTCATAACGTACCTATCTATATGGTACACTTTCATTTTAAGATCAGGTGTAATATATAAAAGTACATTACCAGCTACTATTAAATGTTTTAGAGCTTCGAATATTGCAGTTCTAAAATTATTAACTTCCATTTCATTCATTACTACTCTTTCGATGGAAGATAATGCTGCTTCAAATTCTCCCTTCATACCTGCTTGTCCTGTTATTTCAGCAAGAGTAAATTCATCTATAGCTAGACGAAAGAAAGGTGTATTTGGTGGAAGTAAAGCTAATAATAATTTACTAGCTAAATTGTTTGTTCCTCTCGCACCAATTCCTTGATACGGAGTATAAAGTTTTGTAGTGTTAGAATGAGCATCTCTTGGTACAAGCGAGGGAATTGTAAATTCACTACTATCTCTTGCTCTATCAAGAAAAGGTAATCTTAATTGTTCGAGTTGGCTATAACGCCCTTTGACTGATTGATTTGCCATTTTATCTATTAAGGTATGTTAGCTCCTGATCCGCCACCTAAAAATGCACTATCCAAAGGAATACGTAAAGCTCTCTTACCATATCTTCTTCTCGCTACCGCAGTGTTGATTCTACTTGCACTTCTCGGAGCTGATGGAGCTGTTTCTCGTATCTTTGTTCCCGCAGCATTTATTATAGTTGCTGGTGGAGCTGGTGTTGGTGGAGGAGGTGGAGGACTTGGCGACCTAAATATTGATCCACACATTTATCGTATATCTCCTATTGTATTTCTATTTAACACGTTATTATTTTGTTCGGCTAACTTTTGCTTTAAGTGTTTTACAACACTAGCTTGACCTGATTTAAACCAAACAGTTCGTTCTTTATCGTTAATATCTGGGCTTTTATCAGGAAATTGTTTCTCTAAATAATTGATTAATTCTTGAGTAATATCCATAAGTTATCCAAGAGAGCAACCAAAAGGCGTGGTTTTACTTAAATTTATATTTTAGGGGGAGTTCCTCGATTTTGAGGATATTTTTGGTAGGAATGACCATTGTATTACCTCCTTCACTTATGACGAAATCTGCGTTTTTTTCATCAAAAGAGAAGTCAGAAGTTAATACAAATGAATCATCTGTTTTATTGATTAAATACCCCACACTCATACAAATTGATGGGTGTAGGTTTTCTATAACTGGGATTTCCTCCCAAGTTAGGGAAGCATTTGCATCTTCCCAAAAGACTAAAAGTAACTTATACTTTGGTGGGTTCTTCCTTAACCACAGGAGTATCTTTTTTAGAAATTTTCTCATTTATTATTTTCTCCATTTCAACATCTATTTCTTCTATAGTAGATCGTTTAGTGTTAGTACCAATAATGGTATGTTTAGCTTTATCTGTAATAGGATAATCTTTATTCATTTGAGGAGTCTTTGCATAAAACTCATCTTCAATAAGAATATCTACATTCAAATAAGTTCGTTTTTTCCAACGTTTTATTTCCGTATCACTAGCCATAATTAATCTTCTATAAGCTGTCTCAATTCACAACTTATACCAGCGTAGCCAGAGCCATCAGTATAATCATCAGGATTAAAATCACCAGCTTGTCGTCTAGCAATTTTAGCTGCTTCCATCATATCTGCAACCATATCAGGACGAATAAATATTTCTTTACCGAAATGATTAGTTAAATATGCAGTCCACATTCTTCCAATGTTACCGTGATTAATTAATTTATCTCCGTGAGTTTTTTGTCTATCTCCAGAGACAATTGTTTTAGCATCTTCTAAAACGTCTTTAGCTTTTATAGGTTGTCCAGTATCTAATTTGTTTTGGATTTCCATAATTTAGGTTTCTCCTTTTTAAAGTTATAGTCCGTATGTTTTAGTATTCTCGCTACACGGGCTTGGGTTAAAGCATCTTCTTCTTTTAATCCTTCACCTATGTAACATTTAACAACTGTATTCCAGTAGTTCTTGGATAAAGACAAAACTCTATTTGACTTTACCTCACCATAAGACGGACAACCTTTATAGTTATCTACTGGGTCGCCTGTTAAAATTTGCATATAAAAATTATATTCAGCTTCTCTTTTTGAAACTTTGAAAAATTCTTTAGTAATAGGATTATAATGTAATCCAGCGATTTGTTTTAAATCTTTATCGGTAGATACAATTATTTTAGTACCTTTAAGTAATTTATTAGAAGTACCTAAAATACCTAAAACATCATCAGCTTCAAGAGCTGGTTTAATATAAGTTTTATAATTATCTTTCATATACTCTTTACAATATTTAAGAGTAAGTGGTTTTCTTTGTTTTATTCTATTTAATTTATATTCAGGAAATATCTTTTTTCTAAAATTATCTGAATCAGAAAAAGCAATTATAACATTACTACATTGAGTATCTTCTTTTAATGTAATAAAGAATTCATCAATTAATTGCTTACACTCTCTTTCATCAGAATGTAAAGTCCAAACCTCGTTCTCCCATCTTATAGGGGTTTCAGTTCTAAATGCTATTTGATATGCAACTATATCTCCGTCAACTAATAATGTACTATTCATTTATTTACTTCAAAAAACGCCTTTGCAAAACCTTTAGGTGTCATTGATCTCCTTTCAAGTCTAGTTAGTTTATTAAAATACTCTGGGTTCAAATCCTTCGAAGGTAAGTGATCAAATTTTTTAACATTACATTCAATTGGATTTTTTATTGGTTTATTAAAATAACCCCATAATTGAGTTCTCTTTTTCCAATTATCTCCAAAATCATAAGGATTAAATTCATACGTAGGTAATCCTAAAAAATACTTTAAAAATCCATTTGGATTTTCTAAACACCAGAATTTTAAAGGAGAACTTTTTTGCGTACTTGTTTTAATTCTATACTGACACTTCCAAATAATATTTAAACAAGCCATTACTAACTCAAATCCTCCTTTTAAATCTCTAGGTTTTTTTGCGTCCATTCTAGCAAAAGAAAACATAACACAAGGAGGAGCTGCTAGTATTCCATAAACATTTTTAGGTGGCTCATAATTTCTAACATCATATTTAGGTAATGTAATATTCTTTACATCATATTCAGGTTTCTTATAAAACTGGCTCCAAGACCCAGTACCGCCACATAAATCTAAAATAATCTTCTTCAATTTCCTTTACCTTTTGGTTTAAATTTCTTTAAGTCCACTTCAATTACATTGTCGTACTTTTTAATATGATGTCTGAAATCTTCTGGTGGATAATTTTTCTTTCTTTCTTCATTAATAACTGTATCAGCTAATACATAACCGTGACTTTCTACGGTCTTTAAAAAAGCCGATAACATACTACCTACTTGAACAGAAGGACTATCTAACATACTAACATCTAGTTTTTCTCCTGCTTGTGGTTTCTCAAATATAGAATAAGTT